GCTAATAATACAGGTTTGTATTGTTCTGGAAATAATACTTCATCTGAATCTGCAGATAAAGCTGAAGGTCTATTATATGCATTAAAATAAATTCTATATACATCATCAGGTATAGGTGATAAACCAAATCTTCTACCATCTGAACTTCTAATAACTCTTAATGGTACACCATAAGCAGGTGAACTACTAGATTTATCTAACTCTTCTGTTCTTGCATATGTATTTCTCCAAACATCTAATGTAACAAAACTTAATTTGTTAATTGTATGTGGAGCTGATTTTCCTGAAACACCTTCTGTAGTAGCAGTAAATCTATCCCAATCAACTGCATCATAATCAGAATCTATATTTGCAGAACCAGTTTTTAAAAGATACCATCTAGTACCTTGTACTGTTTCTACAAATGTATTTCCATAATATTCGTTTTGAGGTGTGTTAGTTGAAAGCCATGCCCAATTATCAACTGCATCTACTATATCAAAGTAAGCTCTGTTAACACAATTGCTTACTTGTTTTTGAATACCTACTGCACTAGATACACCAGTCAATTCAGGTTCATTTATTTCTACAAGTAATTCGTTTACGATTGATAAGTATGTTTTAGCCATTTAACAATTCCATGCTCTTAATGATTTATTAATTCTTGAATTAGGGTCTCTTGCTTTTTTAGCTGAAGTAAGTTTCTTTTTCATCCCACGCATTCTTGCACAAAAACTTTTTCTTCTTGCTTTATCTTTTTTTGTTTTTGGATTAGGTGCAGGTGGTTTTAAGTTTCTTTTTTTACCTGTTTTGGTACGACCCTTATTATAAGAAGCTCTACCTTTAGCGTTTAAGCCACCTTTAGGATTTTTACCTTCTTTACGAGTCCAAGCAGGTGATGATAATAATCCCATTATTAATCCTTAATTACTTTTTCTTTTTATTTTTTTTGCCATACATCATGCCACCATGACCCATCATTTTCTTTTTAGGTTTCATAGCTTTACCACCATGTTTCATTTTCATTGGCTTTTTTTTCATTCCATATCCAGGCATTTTATTTCCTTTCTTAAAGTATAATTATTGCTATAACTACAATGATTGCAGCAGATATACAAATTATTTTATGGTTTTCCCATAAATGTTTTGCATCTTCTGGAATACATTTTAGTTTTTCTTTAATTTTATTTTTAAAATTTTCCATAATTTCTCTCCTGTTTAATAGTAGGGGATATATTTCAACCCCCTACTAAATATAGTTTAAAGTAAACTAAGACTAAACTATTAGTCAATCACATATATGATTTTTCCAACAGCGTCAGTTCTTAGTACTTTTCTACCCCAAACCATTAGTCCTCTTACGATATCTGCAAAAGAAGATGTATCTCTAACAGTCTCTACTTTATTCATTGCAGATGCAGCCGAAGTTGCACTTACATGACCGAATAAAGCTTCAGGTGCAGTTGCTGAACCAGCAGGTGAAGCACCAGATAAGTCGTTAGTTGGTACATTTGTAGATTTGTACATAGAGAAACCTCTAAGTTGTCCAGATGCAACCAAACCATTTCTAATTGAACCTTGACCTGCGTTGAAGTCTACAGTTAACAATTTAGAAGCTGTGTTTGATAGTACATTGTAAAACTCAGGGTGAGCTACGAACCATCTACCTTCTTCTGGTACTGAGTTGACATCTAATTCTTTAGCAGCAAGTGCCATTTGATTTAGAGGGTCTACCTCACCAGAAGCAAATCCGATATCAATCGGAGTTGAAGTTGTTCCCATTCCAGTCGTTACAGCAGCACCTGCACTAATAGCTGTTAGGATATTACTATCCATTGCATCTTTTAGTTTGTACGCAGCGTTGTCTGAAGCAATCGCTTGGAAATTGACATGAGAAAATCTTCTTTCTAAATCGTCTAATTTGAAAGAAAATGATTTCGCTTGGTCAATTGTAAGAACAAGCTCTTGGTCTGTTAAGTTTGTAGATGATACACTTAATCCTCTAGTGTAATCATTTACAGTTATTTGTGGCTCTTTGATAATGTTGACAGTATCTCCGAAGTTTGCAATTTCACCCATATAGTCGGTGTTACAAACTGCTTCTGATACAGCAGCTTTTCTAAGAGCTATTTGTACTTTCTTTGAATATATCTCAGGGATAAAGAACCCATTAGTTTGCCCTGATGTAGATAAATCAAAGTTATAAGTTGAACCACCAGCAAATTTTGCCATGATTTACTCCTCTCTTTGTTATTGGTTATTAAAAAAACGAAAAGAAAAAATTATTTAATTCTTCCCTCTCTTTGAGCTTTAACAATATCTTTTTCATACTGCATAAACTCTTCGTCTGACATTTTAGCAATGTCATCACGATTGTATACCGATTCATTAGTTCGAGGGATTTGTACTTGTTCGTTAGTTTTAACTAACAAGTCTGCTCCTTCATTCTTCTGAACAGGTTTCGTTTCAGTTTTTTTATCTAATCCCAATCCTCGGTCCTTCTTATATAAGTCAACTGCTCTTGCAGCAAGTTTACCATCTGAGTTGTTCTCATAAATCCATGATTTAATTTCCATGGGTTGTGAGTCTGCCCAGTTATGAAAATCATCAGATTCTTTTATATTATTATAATCTGGATGTATTCTCGCTAACTCTAATTGAGCTTCTCTTTGAGCTAAAGCATTATTTTGCTTTTTCAAAGAGTCAACCTCTTCTTGTAAAGTTTGCATCTGACTTTCAGATTGCAAGTGAGATACAGTTTCCACAACTCCATATATGTCAGGATAGTCTTTCTTAAAAGAGTCTAGCTCTTCTTTAGATTTTGGTGGTGTATATTTAGGTCTGTTCTCTCTTAACTGAGTCTTGAGGTCGCTTTCCTTGCTATTCCACTCACCTAACTTCCTATCATAATATCGTTTTAGGTCGTCATATCTTTTTTTGTAGTCAACTTTGTTATAAGGGTTAGACTCTACATTTAATGCAGACTCTTGGACCTTATCCATAGTTGCTGTAGAAACTTGATTTGAATCTTCTGGGTTACTCTTTTGAGTAGTAGCAGATGACTCTACCTTATTTCTATCAGGGTTTGGCACAAACAATCCACTATCAGCATTTTGAAGGTCAGTTGGCATTACACTTTCGGTATGCCAAGACTTCTTCATGTTGTAAGGATTTGCTTGGGCTTCGTTAGTTCCTTCTTTGTTTTTTTCACTCATTGTGTCCTCCTTTAGGGCTTCTTAACTGAAGGTAGCTAAGGTAGGTGTTTGGTTAAAAAACAAAACTACAAGGGCTTCTATTTCTAGAAGGTAGCTTGTTTATCCACAGAGTTACCTCTCTCTGTAAATTCTGTTATTCTTGCATATCAGCCATTTCAGCATCTGCTTCTTGGCTTTGCATTCCTGCATCATATGCAGCTTCAGCATCTTTCATCATTTTTCTTAATTTGTCTACACCAATATTTTTTACTGCTTTTGCTGTAAATACAAATTCACCATCTGATAAAAGTGCTGGGATAGAATCGGAAGTTCCTGTTCCTGGTCCTTCTACTTCTCCATCCTCTGTAAATTCTGTTGCTGTTATTTTTGGTATAATAGCTTCTAGTTCTGGATATGCTTCAACTGCATCATCTAAAACTCTTTCTTCTTCTTCTGATAAAGCTGATGTATCAACTACTCCATCCATATCTCCCATATCTTCATCTTCCATTTCATCCATTTCTATATTTGGATTCATTTCTGGAGGAGACATTAATGTTTCATCTTCAACAATATCACCTTCTTGGTAAGCTTGATAATCTCTTCTTCTGTCATATCTTTCAGAAGTTGCTGCTTCACCACCAATTGACATTTTTAATAAACCACCTGTTGCTGCAGTTTTTCTTGATTTCATTGATTCTAATTTTGCAATTTGATTATTAAGTTTTTGTTCTTCATCAATATCATCAGTTAATTCTTTTCTAGCTTCTAATTTTTCAATTTGTTTATCAATTTGATTATCAATAATAGCTTTGCTAGTTCCTGTCGGTTTAGGTAATAAGTCTTCAATATTTGCAGGTTCAAAAGTTTCTTCATCTAGTACAGGAAAATCATCCTTATCTAATATATCACCTTTGTTATATTTTTTTCTTTTCATTAAACCTCCATAAGCTTTTTTATTTTTTGAAATCATATTACCATCTGCATCTAAAACACCTCTACCAATTAATACATCTTTCATAGTAGTATCTCCACTACCATCTAAATCTAAA